TTGCCGCAGGCGAAAGAGGTGCTGCCGGTTGCTGCTGCCTGTCCTGCACCGTCTGCCTCAGCAGCGGCACGATGTCGTCATTTAATTGCTTCTTGACGATCCTGCCAAGCCAGCTTCCGAGATATTGCTTCTGCTTTTCGTCAAATGGTTCCTTTTCCCCTCCCGCTCCTTCCGTGGGGGGCTGTCCTGCCTGTCCCGTAGGTTGCTCTCCGCCTTCGGGCAGGGCCGCTTGTGTTCCGGTATCCTGCTCCTCTGCCATTTTGTTGCTCCCTTTCCCCAATAAAAAAGCCGGAAAGCAGCGTAATTGCTGCAATTCCGGCCCTAAATGGTGCTCGTTATGTCTGTTCTTTACTTCTTTACTTGGTCGCTTCTTTGACTGCCGCCTTTTGCGGCTCGTCCACCTTGATCGAAATGGACACGGTAATCATCCGCAAGTCCGGCTTGTGCTCCATCTCCACCTTTTGCCATAGGTCGTATTTCCGGCGAAAAGCGTCAATCTCCCGAACAATGGCAAGTGCGGATTCCCTTTTCATTGCTTCTGGCCCATAAGTTGCATAGCTTCAAGCCACAGCGTCATGATCATCTTGATCTGACGGACAATCAGGCACGCCTGACAAGAGCATTTCCCATCGTCGGGAACGGAAAGAAGCTGAAGATTCAGTTGCTTCACCCGCTTCTCCCATCCGTCAAACAGGACCTTCCCCGGCCCATTGTAAAAGGAAGACAACTCCTTTCTTCGCTGCTCCCGTCTTGCCTTGTAATAGGGAAGGTTTTCCGGCTTGTTTGGGTCCGGAGTCTGTTCCAGCTCTTCGCCGTAGAGCACCTTCCACAAGAGGGCAATCGCATTAGTCTCATCAGCCATTCATCTCCCCCCCCATTATCCCATCGCGCCCGGAGGAACCTGGCCTCCCGGCCCGCCCTTCATCCCCTCAATCTGCTTCTGCCTCATCCCCGCCTGCGCCTGTCCCATCGGCGCGCCCGACTGGTTGGACTGCTTATTCCCCATCACCTTCTGAAGCATTTGCAACTGTCCGGCTTCCCCGGATGGTTCGAAGTAATTCTCATCCAGCATCTGCGCCTCAACAGGCATATCGCGGTTGCGGAAAATGTTGGACAGTAGTTTGTTGACGATCTTCGGCGTGTTCGGATTTTTGATTGAAGACACCACCTGGATCAGTTGCAAATCCTGCTGGATTTCCGTATCCCTCTGCACGTCGAGTTTCACGCCAGCCGCCGCCGGTCGATAGTGGTAAATGTCCTCCCATTCCCCGCCAATCATCGGCTCACCGATAATCGTCTTGATAGTCAGCGGATGCGCGAACTTCTTGGCAAAGGCCAAATCCATCTGTGCGGACGGGATCAACGCCGTCTGCTCGATCATCTTCACAAGGAAGTCCAGCCGCCCCATTGAGAACTGTGCATTCAATGAAGAGGTGGTAGCCTTGTTCTCCTTCCCCTGCCCCTGCACGGTGGCGTTGACCGGCTGGATGAGCTGCATCTGCGCGTCGATGTAGACAAGCTCCTGCCATGCATCCCGCGTGATGTTCGACGGCTCTTTGAACATGAACACTTCCGCAGGGTTCCCGCCGACAAGCCAACGCTGTTGCGGCGCGTATTGAATCGTATCCCAATCCACGATGCCGAACTTGTTGACCATGACGGGGGGCATGAGGTTCTGCCATATCTGGTCCATCATGCCGTTGACAAGATCGTTGTTTGCGGTTTGGAGATCCTTGATCGGCTCCACAAGCCCCATCGGGTTCCAGCGTTCCTCGTCGAGATAGAGTTGCATATCGACGTAATTAATCTGGTCGTAGGGGTTCGGCTCCCATCGAATCAACGTGATCCCGGCGTCGGTTTTGGCTACCGTGACGATCATGTGCTTCATCTGGTAGTCTTCCACGTCCTTGTTGAGAACGGGAACATAATCCCCCTCAAACTTGATCACCGGGACAAGCCCCACGCGCTCGTAAACCTCAACGTCCGTGTAAATCTCGGAATCAGGAGAACAGTCAAGACCATCCCGTGACAAAGCAGCAGAATGGTCCTGACTGTGATCGTCGGGGAGGGGAGCCGACGATCGTGGAATCAGGTCCAGATTTTCGTACTTGATTTCAGACGACTTCAGGGAATCCAAATCGGTCAGCGAACGGTGAATCACAAAGCGGCCCTGCCGACAACTCTGCCCCGGCTGCAAATTCCAATCAACGACAATATCCTTGTTGTTGACCACCTGATTGACCGGCCAATCCTCCAGCGGGATAGTAATGGTGTATTTCTTGTTTTCGCGCTTGTAGGACACCTCGCCTGCCACGTTCACCATGTCGGGGATGTCGACGGCCAGTTCCTGCGACACCTTGTCCAGTTTCTGATGCCATCCCTTTTTGACAAACCCAACGCCGTTTAGCGAAGCGCGAAGCAGCCACAACACCATTGTCGTAAAGAAAGTGATGTGATCCTTGTCCTGGGTGCATTGCATCGTGTTCCAGAACTCGATCAGCTTTTCCCGCTGCCATGCCCCTTTCCGGTCGAAGCTCTGCACGCCGATGATAGGCGTCGCGCCGAAAATCTTGGCCATCAAATACGGGATCGCCGTCCAAATGATCTGAAACACCTTGTTAATAACCACGTTGGACTGCCATTCGTAATTCTTTGTCGGCCTCTCCCCGCGAATCATGTCATAGATGTCGTCATACAGGGCGTTCATATCATAGACATGGCTCTGCCCCTTCTCCCATTCATCCAGAACAAAACGGCAAAGCTCGTCGTGCCACTTGGGAATCGGCTCCTCGTTTGGTCCCGCCGGAGCTTCCGCGCTCATCTCGTCAAGATAGGCTTCTTTTTCGCCCGTATCCACAACAGAGGTATCCATCATCTCTTCACGGCTTTCGTTCATCGCTTGCCCTTCTTGCGTTTACGGCTCTTGCCCGCCTTTTTCAAGGAAATCGCAACCGCCTGTTTCTGCTTCCGCCCGGAACGCATCAATTCCCGTATGTTGTAACTGACCACCTTCCTTGACTTTCCCTTGCGAAGCGGCATATCTCTTACCGTCCCGTTATCGAAGCAGGCTTATAGGTCCGGAAATTCGGCCTATTCCGCATATAATCCGCCGCATGAATGATGCGAGAATCCTTTGCGAACGCCTCCAGCACCATGCAATCGTGGCTGTTTTTCTGCTGCGGCACCTGTTTGGGATCATTGACGGCTCTGCTTCCAGCGGTTCCCCATTCCCCATAGCACCAATTAAGCAGGGAGCGATGAAAGTTAGGTGCTGTATCGCAAATCCAAAGAGTAGGTAGGTGTCGGACGATACCGCGATCCCTAACGGCATTGTTAAAAGGAGCCTGACACTTTCGGGCGTTCTTGAATCGGGCGGATATCTCATCCCGTCCAAGGGTTCCCTTGGTGTCCCATCCACAGAAATAAGATCCCGTTCCGATTCGATCATCTTCCTTTAACCTGTGAAATTCCCGGTTCAAATCCTCCACAACGCTGAATCCGGTGTTCGGCTGCTTTTTCGTCGCCAGCGGGTCGATCAAATCCACGCTGTAATAATAGCCTTCCGAGTTTCTTGCGACGTGCTTGACAATCTCCCCGGTCATGAAACTGTTCGGCCCGTCAATCGGCGGATGAAACTCCCGCCATAAAAACCATTCGTTTTTCGGGCTTACCGACAACCATCCCACGCTCCAAGGCGTCCTCGATTCGTGGTAGTCAATCCCCCGGCAGTGAAACCACTCGTACGGAACCCCGTTCGGGAAATACTTCTTAAACGGGATGTAGCACACTTGCGGGTCGTAAGATTTAAACACCCGCCCGGAAATCGACTTGAAGATCCCGTAACGCCGCAAGGCCAAAACATCCGGATCGTCAATGGCTTCAAAGAGCGCGTCTATAGTCGCCTTGTCCAGAATCGGATTGTCGTCTGTAGCCATCTGGATACAGGCAATATCCTTCCCGGTGTTCCGCTTCTCCTCTTTCTCCAGCCCGTATTTCTCGACAACGCTCTTTGTCCGAAAAACGTAACTGGCCTGCTGGTAAACCTCATCGTAGAGATAACTGATGGGGTTCGTTGCCGTGCATGAGAAAACTTCGTCGCCCCCCGTTTCCATCAGCCGCATCCGGCACTCTTCCCGCTTCTCCTTCGGCGTCTCCTCGTCATGCCAGACGGAATCTACGCTGATCTTCCCCAAATCCTGCATCTCCTGCTTGGAAGATCGAAACTCAAACACCGTCTTGCCGTGTATCGGGCTTTTCACCACGAGCGTCGTCGTCCGGGCCGTGATGTCCTGCAAAACCATCTCCGGGGGAATCAGTTTCCGAAGCTCGATATATTGAGCGTTGTCCTGGGAATCCACATCCCCCGTCCCCGGAAGCGTCGAAGAAATGCACCGGATCTTCTTCGCCAGCCGGTTCTTTTCGTCGCAAAACGAAATCCCCAACAGCCTCTTAATGTAAATGTAGGCTATCGTGCTCGTCTTTCCCCCACGGTTCCCGGCAAACAAACCCACCGTCTTATGAGGAAGGCGATCCAGAACCCTGGCCGCTTCCGACTCCA